CCCGTATCCGATGGGGTCTGCAATTAATTCAGAGACGTTGTCAGCTGACAACGTCCTTCCTGCAACATTAGGTATAACTGTTTTATTATTAACCCAGAAATAATATGTTGGGATTAATTTTTGCCCTACCGTATCATATTTGTTTTTAACACTGTAAACTGCATCTCCGTAACGACTTGTACCGCTGATGCCAGCAGCTAATCCCTTAACAGTATCGGCTAATTTGTCCCATTCACTTGGTAAGTATTTTGTTTCAACCCATTCGTAAATGTCAATGCTGGCAGTTTTATATAACTTGTTCCACGTTGTTGATCTGTATACAACTTCGCCACCTTGATTATCTAAAAACTTAGCGCGAGTTAAATCCCACCACAACATACCTATTTGATTTTTAGTCCAGTTTAGTCCACTATCAACATTAACAGCAGCAGATCCTATAGAGTACGTTGCGGGGTCAAAGTATGTTTTATATCTAATTTCTTGATCGGCTGGTCCGGGGATCTTTCCTTGTATTGGGTCAACTACATCAAGATATGTTACTATACTGTTAGTTACTCTGTTATATAGGTACGCTTTTTTAACATTAGAAATATTTGGTCTTGGTTGTTCTTGATAGTATAGTTCCCAGGACGTATACGTAGCAGCCCTAGAGTAAGAATATACTGCTCCCGCTAATAAATCGTCTTTAGGTGCGCCAACTAAAATAGTGTCATTACCTGCTGCAACTGATGCACCGTAGCCGTTGCCGTTCACTGCAACAATGTCAGCGTCAAGGCTTTCACCGTACAAGAATTTAGAACCATACATATCATACACGTCAATTCGTCCAGTATCTACTTGTTTATTAACTATTCTAAGAGTGTTGCTATCAAATGTAGTTGGAGAATTTCGAAGAGGGGATGCAGGATCATTAATATATCTACTACCATGAACTGCCTCGGCGCCTTCTAATAAACTTGTATAAACGTCCACCGTCCCTATTCTGTTTAAGTCGCCAAGTTTTGCAAGTACTACTAAGGTAGTATCATTGTTAGAAAAGTATACCGCGGCTCCAAACTGCTCGCCTCGTTCTTTTGCAGGACTCACAATACTTTGATATAAAGTGTACTGTGTAGACTCAAGCGTATAAATGTATACTGCTCCTTGGTCAACTTCAGTTACATCAACTAATGAACTGCCAATTGCAATGTAATCAGCAGACTGAGATATTGCTATACTTTCGCCGAATCTGTTACCTGTAGCACCTGATAAGGTATCAAACAAATCATATCCAGTTTCACCTATTTGATATACATATACATCACCTGCACTATCATTTGCAATCGGTGCGGCTGCAACAAACATGTTTCCGGTAGCAGATATTGCAATATTATATACATCAATTATCGGCAATGCAGTTACATAATTAGTCCATGCTCCCGTTGTTACTTGATAAAAATATACTTTATCAAGAGCCGAGATTGCTAAAATATAAGTGTTGCCATTTTTAGCAAATGCTAATTTAGATCCAAACAACTCGTCGTCATCCGGGGTTTGACTAACAATATACTCAACAAAAACATACCCTGTGCCAGGCGTATTATAATAAAGAGAAACGTATCCTTGATTATTTAATCCACTGCTGTTAACATTAGTTGCGGCTGGGGCAGCAATAGCTAACCATTTGCTGTCGGCAGATAATGCAGTTTCGGCTCCAAAGTTTTGAGCAGATACAGTAGCAATTGAGGTATCTATTACTATTGATTGATTTTGAATCCAATTATATGTAGTAGGGGTAGAATAATACTTTTCAAAAATAATTACTTGATCTGCATCGGTAACTATTGCGGTTGTTCCTGATTGTGATAATGTTACTTTCTTCCCAAAATTTATACCGGTAAGATCCGGAACTGTGGCAAGATCAATATTAGAAACATTATACACTTTAGTATTTTTATACACTCCCCAATTACCGTTACCGGAATCTTTTGCCCACAGTAATTCACCAGGCTTGATAACTGTTGGTAAGTTATTGTTTGCATTTTCAATATTATCAAACAAGCACGGTAGGAACTGATACAGTGAGATTTGTGTGCTATCAACCGGTGCTTCCCATCCTGCAACTGTCACTTTAATATTAATAGTACGCAATTCTACCGAATACACCGAATGGAACCCTTTGACTAACTCATTGTTTTCAATGCCCAGTATGTCGCCGGGTGTGATGTTGGGAATCCTATCACATGTAATAGACAAAACGCCAGCTGCATACGTTACGTCTTCTACATTAAACACACTATTAGTAAATCGATATACATTCCATTTTTCATTAAAGCTGTTTAACTTGTTTTCAAACGCACACCAAACATAATCGCCCTCGATAAACGTGCTAATGTCATATTGTACTGCATCACTTAACTCATCAACACTTAATTTTACATCGTCGTATCTAACAAATCCGGGAGTACGCAGATACTGTTTAGTACCGGTTACAGTCCATATATCGTTATTATAATCCAATGGTTTAATATACACATCTGACGGACGTTGTCTATACACAAAATCTATCACTGTGGGATCAATGGCTGATACTAGCTCAACTGGTTGGGGATTAATTTTAAACTTTGATTCGTCTAGTATAAATTCTGTTTCGTCAAATGCTGTAACTGCTCCGTAGTCGCCGACACGTACTGCCCATTCTTCATTGAATGTTAAACTTTCCATGCCATCAGCACTTAGTACATCAAATAGTTTGTTAAGCACATTTTGTGTGCCTTTCTCAATAATCATTCCTTGATAGAATTTATATTGACTTACATCGTCTTTGATAATATTTTCAAGATACTGACGTTTCTGATATCCAATTAAATGTTGAGCAAATTTTTGTTGTTCGGCATCAAAGTTATCAGTGTCTAAATCATAAAAGTCGGTGAATTGTTCTGTTCTGTAATCCCAGTTGGCTACCATCTTTGATGTCGGCTTCTCTGCCAATATTGCCCAATTAGCCGCAGAAAATTGTTGTACTCCGGGAAGCGTTGACAATGCTGAATAATAAAATTCTTTGTATTTTACAATGTCGCCTAACTTATAATCAACCCACGGTGTCCAATCATTAATTTTAGCTTGGTCAAATATGAATCCGGGAATATTAAATCCGCCCTTCCAATTTTGACTAACATATCCAATAACTTTGATGCGCTCTTGCCTATATCCAGGCTCAAGGTCATATATTACATCATTAAACAATGTTGTATTATCTAAAATTAATGCATGTTCTTTCTGTATCATAAAAAATACAGCGCCATATATGCCGTGATTTGTGTTAGCCGGCGTTATTGAAAATTCATTAGCTTCGGCATTTCTATATGTGTTAGTAAATTCGGGCTCTAATTTTTGACCGTCTACTCTAAATATTTTATATCCAAAGAACGGATCTAGTAGATCGTTAACTACACTATTAGTAGTTACTATCGATATTCTGTTTGCTGACGGACTTAAAGAAAGTACTGCGCCGGCTCCCCAGTTCTGAGTTGTCCAGAACATAAATTCTTTTACAGCAGTTTCCCAATTAGTAATAGATTTTAATTCTGTATTAAAGTCGTTAAACACAAATCCCTGATCTGCTAAGTATGCCCCGTACCCTTGCAAGAAATCAACTACATCTTGGACCGTGGACAATTTTGTGCCGTATCCTAGAGTTAGTTTTGTTGTAGTATCCCACGATTTTCGAATATTTGCATCGCGGCCGCCTGTGACTGGAAGGTTAGCAAGTCTTGAAAACATCGTACTATCAAATGTATCAGTTGCAGTATGAGCAATGTTTACCCTATAATATTGATTATTATAATTTACAACAATTCCGGCGACATATTGCTTTCCTGCGGTCCATATAATATAACTGTCAGAAATACCTCCAACATTAATAGTTCTTGCCGAATCTACCCATGGATAGTAGTTAAAATACGGCTGTTCGTTGTAATACCCAGTAATTTCAAATCCGTCGGGGTGTTTTGTAATAACCACGGCGCTATATACAACTTTTTTAACTGCTGAAGATGTGTTTAGAAAAACAGTGTAATTTTCTTCTGGGACAAACACCCCGCCTGTACTTGTGGGACTCTTGCTATCTAATAATAATTTAAATTTACTCTTTGCAGTAAATCCGCCCAACTTAACTCCAAGATTATTAGTTAATGAATCTAAATCTGTTTGGTATTGATTAATCAATACACTTGTATCGTTAGTCATAAAATCAATTATATAATTAATTAGACCAGATGTTAATACCCTTGTTGAACTTAATGTTGTAGATGGCAGTACAATATCAGCAAGTCGAATGCGTAATCCTGTATCGGCATATACAAATTGTCCACTAAGGTTACGGACTATACGGCTTCGATCTAAACATGTTCCTAAAACTTTATTAGGTTGTAATAATAGGGCTGCTTGAATAACTGCAAACGGATAATGCCCCGAACGACGCCATGCTGATTCAACTGGGCCCACATCTCCGAATGTATAATATCCTTCGGCCGTAGGTTTAATTGTGCCGTTAACAAAATTAGCATCAACTGGGTTTTGCAAGTTGCCAGCATTGTCTACCGGAACTCCCTTTGCTAATATTGATTTTGCAAATTTTTCCAAACGTCTAATAGGTCGGCCTGGTTCTTTAACTATGCCTTGACGAATATCATCCCACATGATTAAATTGTCGCTTGTATATGGAATTGGTCCATATACTTCTTTCCACCATTTTGGTTGTATACTAAATCCTAAACATTCCCACGGATGAGTGTGTGGGCGATCGGTATCTAATACCCAACGGTAAATACCCCTCCAAAATGCAGGCACAGATACCCCGTCAGGGGTATAATTTCCACGATAATTAAATGTGAATGGATTTAGTCTGTCCCACCATTCGGCATTTTGTTTAGTATAATCCGTTCCAACATTAGTAGTCCACTGATAGAAAAATGTTCCCAGTACGTCTTCAAACTCTTCTTTTGAATAAGTAGTTACTCTATCATATCCAGGAATATGATCATATATATTAAAAATAGTTGAATCGTACTGTACTTTAATATTATTAAAGATACGTTTTTCTAATTCTAATATTAAATCGTCGCGATAGTCGCCGAACGCAATTGTTATACTACCGTCATGTCCTTGTATAACTTCTGTTGGTTCTGCATATGTTGTATCAATGAACTTTGAAGGGACAAACTTAGGATATAATCCTAATTTAGTAGGAGTTGCGGGACAGAATGATCCGTCAGTGCTTTCGTATTCTACAGCAACAATTGTATCGCCGTCGACTAAGTCTGTTAATATTTCAAAAAATACGTCAGTGCCAAAAACATAATCAATGCCTTCAATAAGCTGCACTTCATTAAGATAAATGTTAACAGACTTATTAGATAATACTGTTAAATTAAATGCAGTTGTTAATGGATACACTTTCGTACGAGCATCAAGGACTGTATATTCAAGTAATGTAGATGCTGAGTAGCCATACATATCCGATAGATAGTATGGTCGTGAAGTAGATTTATCTTTTGCTAATTCTGCTAATACAAAATCAACATGGCGTCGAGGATCAGTGTCAATCCCCAAACTTGACGCTGTTACAATAAATGCTCTTTTAAATTTACTGTAATCATCTCTTGCTTGCTCAAGCGCCTTGAAAACGTTTGCGGTCGACGATCCAAGATGATATAAACTTAAATTCACTGGGCCGCTGTGCTGAATAAATCTTGTGCCGTAAGGTGTAATATTTCCAATGTCCCGTAAATTACTGGTACCTGGGTATGTGCCGACAAATATAGTAATGTTATCTATTATTGAGTCCACGTGATCAATTACTTGACCTAATGTAAATTCAGATAGATTGTCATTCAGCGGATTATTTTGTAAATTAACTGGAATTTCATAATATCCGTTATCATTTTTTTGCTGTGCTGCTAAACATTTTAATGTTATAACGTCTGTAGTTGCAACGGCGGTTGTTAATAATACATATTTTCTAATATTACCAGTAGCAATGGTATACGCAGATCTAGCTAGTCGTTTTCCGTTAATATATACTCTAACTTCTAAATCATCTAAATCATCTACGTTAGAATAAACATCAATAGGAAAATTATTAACTAGCCCACTTTCTTTAAAAATTCTAATAATAGGTTGTAAATGTGTTATTTCTGTAGTCTTCCAACCGTTAACATAATCAAAAACTGTTAAACTTGTTACAGACTTTAAAAACCCAACATCAGTTTTTTTAGTAATAATGTCAACTACGCTTTTGTAATTAAAGCTGCTAGATAACAAATTAAATTCAAACGCAATGTCACCAATGTTGTTTATATTCTGATAAGCTAAGGGGAATCCTAGTTCACTATCGTTAGTGCCAGTTCCTAACTTATATGAAAATATTTTATTTCCGGTAAAGGTTGTTCCGTCATATACTAATGCATTTCCGTAGCTAACCCCGGTAGAATCAAATACGTCAAATAATGGCGATTGATTAAGTAGTGTTTTCTTTTGCCCTAATTTCCATGCTGTGCCTGTGTACCAGTACATTAGTCCTTGATTGACCGACCCTTGCTCTACTAGTACAGTTTCATTTTTTAACGGGCTGCTATCGATGGCCTCTACTAAATTAATTTGACGACGAACTCCTGCAAACACTTCTAGTTTGTGAACGTCAGAGCCTGTGGCAAAAATGTCTGCAGTTACTGTTAAGTTTTTGTCGACATATAATTTAATTTGTGTTGAATTAACCACTAATACATAATATGCTTTTCTGTTAGTTAACCCAGAGATACTAGTGTTGCCATTGTTAAGATACAGTACCTGATTGCCAGTTGTTAGCCCGTGGCCGATCCCACCAGTTAGCGTATTAATTTCAATAGTGATAATATCGGTTATAGGATCAATTCCCAATAATGCATAAAATCCTATTTGTCTTCCGGGAACTGTAACATTAACAAAATTAATATCAAAAATTCTATCTTTTACTAATGAATCAGTATCGGCAGCAAATAAAACCCTCATACCGCTAGCTAGATCTACTCCGTCAATATTGTATCCTAACTTGCCTTCAATTGAGGAAAATGCATCTGTTGTAAATGTATCAATTAGCGTAACATTAGTTTTTGCTTGGTGTCCAAAATTAAATAATTTTAGTCCAGCATCAAATTCAATGATAGGGCGGATTGCACGGGCGGATTGGTCAAGGGTGGGTACTTGTCCTGATGCTATTGATGCGGCCGTAATTACATCTTGATGGAACCATCTATTGTATCGGCTCCACTGATTTCTATCCGGACTACCGCGAGCAACTAAGATATAATCTTTATTCTGTGGAAAGGAGGTTGCTGTACTAAATGGACTTTGGTCGAAAGCATCGTCGTCAAATAATAATGCTTTTTCTTGCGAGTAGCTGCTGATAATTTCTACGTCAGCTTCAGAAACCAATCGAATTGCAGTACCCACTCCTTCTACATACCAATAACCTGATGCATAATTTATAGGATAAATGTTGCCTGTAAATTTTAACTTCATTCCGTTTGATAGCGGCATTCCACTGCTCATAGTATACGTCTTCTTACCTAATACGTCAGCATCAATATTCAAGTAAGTATTATCATCAATGTCTAATACATGGAATACTCCCCCAGTATCTACACTATTCTCACTAACATAATATAATACGTCGGGCGCATTGACTCCGACTGTGAATGTTATTGTTCCAGACTCTACTGCACTACCAGATACCCCGATTGTATATCTTTCAAGATTTCCAGAAACTCTAGTAGTTTTAATACTAAAGGGATTGCCCGGCGAATTAATAACAAACGTGTATGTTTGTCCTCTATATAATGTCAATGTAGGATTGCGAGTTAGTCCGTCAGGAGAGAATAGAAATGCATAATTATCCGACTCGTCAACTGCGTCAACTGTATATGTACTTTCTATGGCTAGCTGTTGTCCGGCAACTTCAATGGGCAGTGGCCCGTAAGGTAACCAGTAGTATTGTTGATAATTGACAAACTTATCCCAATTCATATGTGGATTCCACGAGTATGATTCTTGGCTGTTTAGCCGCTCGTGGTTTGACACATTGCCACCAAATACGTCAACGTGATTTATATGATCAATGTAGTCTTTATAAAAATTAGTATTTCCAAGATAATCTTGAATAACTGCAACTGGTTCTAGTTGATAATTTTGACGAGCAGTGTCTGTGGCTGTTACAAAAATATCAGCAGATGTTACTGCTTTTGCATTTTGACGTCCAATATATCCATTAACTTTTTTAACAGTACCCGGTTGAGTAAGCTGATCTAATGTTGCCTGTAAAAACTTTTTGTTACTATCTGTTCTAAAAATTCGTGGCAGTAAACTAGCAGAATCTCTGTTATCTTTACCAGATAATGGAAGACCTGATTCGTTTTGATCGTTATTTGCCATTAGTAACTCCCACTAGTAATAGACTGTGTACTTAATGTAGATGTTGTCATAGTTATTGTTCCGCTACTATTAATTTTGCTAGCAGTCACTGCCGATATAATTTCAATATTATCTATAGTTGCACCGTTGATAAAAATTTGATCTTTTTCAGATCTTATTTCATATAAGCTACCAAATGTTAATGTGGTGTCTTTAGGTACTATTAAGAAGTTTACAATATTAGGAGTTAGGCGATTCATTACATACGACGACAATTCACTAAAGTAAAAACTATCCCCAAAATCCCAATTTTCAAGAGCAAAGAATTCATTAATTGCTGCCAATACTCTTGACTTGATATCGTTATCACTGATAACGACTTCTGAATTTTTTACAATTTTAAAAGTTGCTTGTACATCTAATGATGACTTTTCTCCAAATAATACTTTGTATTTCACTGGATGATAAATTAATTCATCACTAATAGATTTAATTTTATTAAGATCTGTAGATAGTAATGTATACAAATAATCAGTACTCGGTGCCAAAGGCTCCGTTGTTCGTGAGCCCGCTAACCACTGACGGTATGTTTTATCGTATTGTTTGGTTAATACAAAAGTATCAATAATGTTTGTTAATCCAGGATCTATTCGAGATTCATAATCTGCATTATGAATATATTGAAACTTAATATCCTTTCGACCGTTGTATACCTTGTAATTTAATGATAATGTAAATGTAGATGTACTAGCATTAAGTCTTTTAACAACCATTGCATCTTTAAAGTAAAAATATTGTCCGTCTGTATAACTTGATGTTAGTGTTGGCTGAGTGCCTAAAATAATAATTGTATTGCTACTATTGTCAAAAAGTTTGTAATCTTCTTGCCCTTGCGCAATTACATATCTCTCAAGTATTACATATTTTTTATCGTCTGTAACTGGGTTAAGCGGATCTTTTTGATCTATAATTTCTTCAAACAATTCTGGATTATCAACTACGCTGTCATCGTCGGTGTCGCTAAACGTAATTTGAATTTTCTTTGTATCAACATATCCATCTAACCCAGTATACTCTTCGGTAATTTCCCAATCACGATCATAAGTGAATGAATTAATAAAACCTGGAGGTGCTGTATTGATCCCCAGTACTTTGATTTTGTCTTTTACAATAGTGTTTGTTCTAGTATCATAAATTTTATCACTTGCGTCAAAGAAGAATCGAATCTGCTTATCGCTTTCAAAGATATATCGTAGTTGTCGAGAAGCAACTGTGTAAAATTCAGTATCAGTAGTAAACAATATTAACCAGCTTGAATCTAGTTGCTGGTTGGAATTATCTCCTTGCTTACCAAGGTTAAAATTATCTAGAGAATTTAAATTTACTTCAAATATAATCTTCCAAGTAGCAGTTTCTATATCGTATCGTAATCCAAAGGGCTTATTAGAAAATACTAAATCTACCATGGTAGAGATTACAGTTGTACTAATTGTAGCTTTCCATGCAGGAATAATTTCAGACAATACTGCACCTTCAGGAACAATATCATTTAATATAATTGTACCAGATCCGTCATCTAGGGCGCCTTTGCCGCCGTTGGTTCCGTCGCCTAATACTGATATTACTTTTACCCATAGCGTAGTAGTCGAGTTAGCAACCGATGCTGAGCCAAAAGTTTTTGCATTGTCATTATTTCTATCAAAATAGTATCCGACAGGTGCTGTGAATTTTAATAACGCACCTGCGGCAACAAATCGTAAATTAGTGCTGGTATATGTTCCAAGTTTATATGGTAATTCAAATTCTCCAATGTAGCCTGTTGACTGATTTGTGTCTGTTGTCTTACTATACCAATTAACACTTAATGAGTCGGTGGCAATTCTAAAAAACTTAGAGTAATAAAAATCTCGCAATTGATTTGTTTTTAAAGTTTCGTTCAGTTGATTATAAATCATTGCTTCAATATCGGTACGACTAGTATAGTTAAATCTAAAACTAGATGTAAATTCTTCTTTATAAAGTGCGCCGTCGTCGCCAAACAAATTTGTCTTACTGTACTTTCCAGTGGGATCAATTAAATCAAAGTATCGGCTAATGCCGCTGGCACTTCTGTTAACTGCTTTAACTTTAACAACTTCTTGATTAACCCCTAACGGACTTACATTATAATCTTCAGCAGTAATCATCCTATTTTGTGTGTAATAGGTTGCTGGTGCATTATTTTTAATACTAGTATTTGTTTCAGCTTCTGCAGAATTACTTACAGATGATTGCAAACTTAGAGTTAGTGTTAGTGTTTCTGCTTGCCCTACATTAGACACGTAAGGAACCGATATTAATACGTTTTTTACATCGCGAGGATTAATTGTATAGCTAATGCCGTTACTTGCGCGATAGTAAACTCTAAATGTACCTCTTGGTAGATTGCCAAAAGTTCCATCACTGAATATTAGACTAATACGATCATTTGATCTAGTAATGACATTATAAATATTTTTAATAGACTTGTTTAAACTATTATAGATAATGTTATTGCCTTCAAGATTAGGAACTTTGGCCCAATATTCTGACTCAATACTATTTTGATCTAAGCGATATAACCACACATCAGTGTTATTAACGTTGACAGCATCAAGGTCAACTGTTTCATTTGTTGCTGGCTGATCAATAGTAAATGTGCCTTGATTTAGTAATCCTTGTCTAAAATGCAGGAAGAATCCGCTGCTAGTACTGCCGGCACCTCTGCCGTCATTTCTATAAACAAACGCTAATCTATTGCCAATGGCAGGTGGTTCTTCGTATATTTCTTCTGCGCCTTTAAACGTAGTAGATACTACTTCAAAGGTCATATTTCTTCCGTCAATTGCTTTGGCAAAACTGTACACAGGTACATTAACATTATATCCTTGGAAGCGATATTGCTCTGTGGAAATGCCGTATATGTCTGCCTTATCGTCGGCATTTCCAAACTGTCGACTTGCGGGAAGTGCTGCATTTATAACTTTAATAAACTGATCATACCAGTTAGCGTTAGCTGGATCGTTCCATCCAATTACTTGATTTGTTAAATTTCTGCCGTTAGAATCAATCACAGTTTGCGTGGTTTGTACTGCTGTAAATTTTAATAGACCAGCTCCTGCAATATTACGTTTTGGGTTATAACTGAGTAATCTTGCTAGGCGCAATACGCTGTCACGACGTTCTGCTAGTTCTAAAAAGTTCTCGCGAGCATTTAAATCTGTGCGGAAACTGATGCTTTGGCCAAGGAATGCAATTAGGTCAATTAGGGCCAAATACTCTGAGCTTTCAATGTAATCGTTAAAATCTTCCGGGTAGTTTTCACGGATATAATTAATCATTACTCTTCGAAGATTTTCAAAGTCGTAGCTTTGGAAATCTGCACTACGAAACGTCTGGTATATACGTTTCCAATCTTCTGCTACCAGTAATCTATTTTGTCGATCAGTTGCTGACATACGCCCTTCCCAATTATTGAGTATTTAGCGTAGTTTATTATGTGCGTGTTTAATTCATAAGTCCATTAGCTTGATCAAATTTCAGTTGTAAGGACTCTTGTATGTAGTATGGAAGATAGATTAATCTGCATTCTATTTGAAGACCACTTTCATATTGTGTAACAATAACTTGATCGGCTAGAACTCGGGGATCATAGTTAATAATGTCTTCGACGTTCTTAGCAACTAACCGTTTAAGATCCTCAGTTAATGGTTCAAATATCAGATCCCATATTACTGTACCAAATGTTGGGTCATTTAACCTCTCACCTTGTCGTATATGAAAGTGATTGAGAATATCCTGCTTAATTAACGCAAGATCGTATAGTGCAAAGCTAGTTGCATCAGGTGATATCGTGCTAAATCCTTTGTACGTTTTTGTACCAGGTACATTTTGTTGAGTTTTATTGCCCTTTAAGACAATTTTATCATATAGTTTAGGATTAGCTGACATAGTAGTATTTAAGCTCTTTATTCTTCTTCTTCTTCTTCGGGTATAAATCTAACAAAGGTATCTTCAATCGTAGAGTATTGCTTCCACGCATCTGCAGGACTAAGCATTGTCTCTGAAAAATCTGACTGGTCCGATATTTGTTCATCGTCCGTGTCTTCATATCTATCTTCTAGATCCCTGTCAGTTTCTTCTGGCTTAACTTTTAACGGATCTAAGTTTTCATGGTACGGATACGGCTCAAATGTTGGTATGCGTCGCATAATGCTTGGAGGTATGACGTCTTCTACAAACTCACCGGATTCATCTGATAGATTATGTAATTTTAAACGTTGTGGTAATTCTGCTTCAATTGCTTCGCTTGCTTCGGTTGCTGTAGATGCCGTGGGGCCGTTAAAGTTAATGTTACCCCCAGATATAGTAGTATTAGCCGCGTTAACTTCCATATTTCCGCTGGAAGTTTGAAAGTTATGACCTCCAATATTAAAGTCAAAATTACCTTCTACTTTGTGTTGATACGCACCGTCAACCACTTTATCTACATCTTCTAATACATGTTGTAAGTAGTTTTGATCGTATAGTTTATTAACATCTTGTTTAACATGATGTGTATAATTTTGCTCATATGTTTTGTCAACGTCTAACTTAACATGAATTTTTTGATTGCCGTCAACAATTAAAATCTGGTCTTCAACTACATGGGTATGTTTTTCGCCTCGTACTTTTGTATTAAAGTTGCGACCACATTCAATATTAATATCACGATCTGCATAAAAATTTAAATCGTTTTGTGTACGTACACTGATACTGTCTTGTGCATAGATATCTATCTTGCCGTCACTGGTCATTTCAATCCAAGTAGTACCCCGTGCATTGCCTATATAAATTAAGTCTTCAGTATTATGCATCAAAATTTGATGCCCGGTGCGAGTTCTAAATCGCATTAACTCATTGTGTAATAGAGTAGGATCACCATCATCTTCTTGATTTTCTACTCTTGCATACTCCGGTGGACCTTCGCTTGCTGTTGTCTTACGTAAAAATTTATCGTCACCGTCGTCCATAACAAAGCTGCTGCCGCCTAGACGACTAACAAAAGTATTTTGATTTCTATATTCGCGTTTACCAGTATTGCCAGTTTTGGCACCGTCTTGTTTGTCTAATGGGCCCGGTGTTGAAATACCAAATACCATTGACGGTGTTTCTCTTCTGGCACTGCTTGACGTAATTCCGCGAGTGTCGTCTTCTAATAATCCTTGATTGTCTAACACAACTTCTTGCGGTGTTGCAGGTTTAGTAATAGTAGTTGAGTCAAGTGTTTCAGCGCCAATAATACTGTTAAACTCCGCAACTGGTACACGTTCTTTGTCAGTAACCTTAGAGTCATCAACATTAAAAACTGTTGACGCATAACCCGGCGTCATAAAATTCTTTTTGTCGTCAAGGACACAACCCATCCAGTACCACCCCTGACCTTCAACATAGATAATCATTACAGTAGATCCTACATCAGGAGGAATCATCCACATACCGTAACTTTTTTGTGTGTTATTGTAAGTATCTTCGGCATCACTAACATAATCAACACTAGTAACTCCATAGAATGGGCTTAGATATTTTGCTTGAAGAAGTTGGCCTTCTGCTGCATCGTCGTTGCCAACTTCTCTATATATTTGTACTTCGAGAATGCCCATATAATTTTTATCGTGGTGGCTGATAACTTTGGCCAAGAATGGGCCTGGGTCAGTTTTTCTACCTTCGGATGCAAGTTCTCGTGTATCTTCTGCCATACTTATCCTTCAAATCCTGCAAGATCAGTGCTTTGTTGTATTTCTGCCGGTGTTCTAAGTTCCCCAGTACCAGTTGCACCGTCTGCTACTGCTGGTTTTACATTTTGATTATCTTGTAATAATTTAATTTCTCCTCCTGACGCAGCAGAAGGATCTGAGGATTGACCGTGGCGCCTAACTACTGTCAAGTTCTGTGTAAATCTACCACGATTAAAAGTGCTTTCAACAGTAAGAACTTGATACAACCCGCTAAACTGATTTATTAATTTTGTGGGTCCGAACTCATATGCCCCTTTATTTACATCAATATCAATTGGTGTTCTAAAATCTATAGTAATATCAACTTCACCAGTTTGATAATCGATACTATAATCCGATGTCATATTCTCAAATTGAGATTTAGCAGCAGTATAATTCCCCATGCCGCTATCTCCTATGAAATAAGGGTCACCTAAAATAGTTATAGTGCCTTTTAACATGTCAAACGGGCTATTTAAAACATTGTTTTGAAATTGCCGAGCTGCATTTGTTTCCGGAGTATTCTGACCACTGGTACCGGTTCCAGTGTCTGTTTTACGTTGATCATATCGTACTTCTTTTGTTGGTTCGTTTGCTAATGGTTGTTGGTTTCCTGATGCAGGGTCGGCTGGCTGGGCTTCAACAGCGGGATTAGCCCCGGATGCCTCTTTTGCACGTTGTACCCCTGAATTATTTTTTCCTATGTCTGCCGACATCGCAGTATAGAAAGATGCATTAAACTTAATATCAAAATTTAGAACATCTAAATTTTTACCTGTATATATATAATTGTACGCCTTGACTGCTTGTGCTTTTGCTTTTTTAACTTTAGGATTTGCAACATTTGGGGGCATAAAACTTGACGCATCAATACCAAATGGTACTACACGATACACAATAATTTTTGGCTGCACCCCAGTTTTGTCCATGTTGGCATTTGATGGTATTACATACACCTGTGCTTCTATTCTCCACCATGGGATTTTTCCAGTATCAGAAAGTTGTGTAGCTGTTAATGCCTGACGGCCATAGTCACTCATTAGTAAAACTTGATTTATAGCATTGGGAATATCAGTACCTTGTGAGAATTTAAATGTACCTTCTGTTGGATCGATTGAGATCTTACCTCGGGTATATACTTTAGCTTTTTCGTCGTAGACTAGGCCGTCCTTAGCAAAAGATGCATCTCCAATTCTTTCGGGCGTAAATCCCATACTTGCTCGGCCTAAACTATTCATATCGGCAGTATACTGTGTTAATGTTCCATTACCGCCTTCTTCTTTGGCGGAGTATGCTACTTTTAATTTAGTTAGTAAGTCTCCGCCTTGCACTGCTCCGGTATTTGGCGACTGTGTTGCTGAGCCGCCATTGTCATCTTTATTTGGGGGCGCACCTGATGTTAGATCTTTAGGAAACATTATTAATATTTGATCCGGTACTTCTATAATTTTTTTGTCAACGGCTGCGGCTTTCAGTCGTTCATTTAATACAACTTGTAAACTGCGTTCTCCGGTTTGTAACATTTGCTCAACAGTTTTACCTCTAATTGTAATATCAGTTTTAAGTTGTAAATAGCTGCTGGAAAATCCCTTTTCATTCCATGGAAACGCTACTATGCTATATTCTGCGCCGCGACCGGTTACTTGCATATCAATTGTCATTAATTTTAAAGGAAAATGTTTTGTTGTTCTTTCTATAGATAAAGAATCTGCTGCAACTCCCTGCTGTGCAGAATTTAGATGTCCTTTGAATTCGATGGTTAATAATAGTGGAACGTCAACCCAATTTTTATATCCGGAATTTTTAGCGGCAAGTTGTATAGATTCAAACAATAATCCCATACTATATATTTCAGTAACTTTAAATTTTATTGACGTGGCATTTGTGTTGCCGGTAGATTTGTCAAGGCTAATAACACTTTGCACAGTTAAATTATCCATAAAGAAATCAAACTTACCATAGGCAGTGTTTACTCTATTGTCAGGAGATCCGCTGGCGCTTTTAAAAATAATTTGACCTAATTGACCTTTCTTATATGTTTCGTTTGGAAAATTTATAGCAACTGGATCAAGTACACTTAGTGTAAAGATATAATTATAACTGGCATAGTTGTGTAAAATATTTGCCATGGGCAATGTAGTTCTTAAATCTACCGCAGTTGCCGATGCGTTCATTGATTTGCTAATATTACCCAAATCAACAATATTTGATATTTGCTTTTGTATTGTCCCCAAGGCTCCCGGAATTCCATCAATTTGTCCCGGGATTGCTGAAGATAATGTTGTGCCAAGATTAGATATTCCGTTAGCAGCGGCTTTTTGTATGCCGCTAATTGCGCCATTGACTGTGCCTAATGCACTGGCTAGACTAGTATTTGATACAACTTTAGCTGCTTGACTTATCGCTGAGGTTGCAGAATTAATTGCAGAGTCAAATAATCCCATGTTATAATCCTAATATATCTGTCAAACTTGATTTTTTAGGTAGGCGAATTTGAGTACCCGCAATAAAATCGTATATAGGATCTTGCAGGATATCTAAGTTTCTTTGAATAAACACCCACCATAACTTATTAGTGCCGTAAAGGTCATATGCCAATAAATCTGGACGATGACTGTACTGTGGTTCTATTGTATAAATTGGGTCGTCTGCTTCAGAGCTTACTGGGCGAATTTTTAAAATTCCCAGGTAATTGTTTTCGATTGTGGTGTTTGCCCACGGGCTTGTATTAGAATAAGTTGCCATTAGATATATCCACCTGAACTATTAACATACCCACCTGTTACAAATTTTTGCAAACTGAATTGCCTAACTGCTTCTCTGCTATACACTGGCTGTAGGGTAACCGTTAATGTACTTTTAGTTGGTACATGCGTATTCCCGCTTGGTGTGGCCGCTGTAAATGCTCCGGCCGCCGCGCTGCTACCGGCGCCACCGACTATCTTACCAAGTATTGCACTGCCTTGAACTGCTGCACCTGCTACCTTGCCTAGTGCAGTTCCTGCCAGTGCACCTGCTACATTGCCTGCTAAACCGGCCAGCGTCGGTATCATCCCGGCCAATCCTTCAACAGTGGCGGCTTGGCCGCCTGATGCCGCTCCAAATCCACTAAATCCTGCCGCACCCATTGTTGTGGAAATATAATTTGCATCTGCTGGGAGGTCAATACTAAAACTAGTAATCACCACTGGAACATTTTTAAAAACAAAATCGCCATATCCATTTAACGATAAAATTGGAGGTGGACTTCCTGCAGAGTCGCCGTCACCTGTATACATCTTAGTAGCAGATCTTAAAAAATGCACCGCGGCAATCCAATACTGTGCCTGTACTTGATCTTCAACATTAAATGCTCCCGAGATACTAATAGAATTTGCTTTGCTATTTTGATATGCCATAAATTGATAATTTTGATGCGTGATTGCAACGTCATCATAAGTTGCACTATGAGAAATACTAATTGTAGGCGTGTATGGAAATACCAATCCGCCGGCTGCGTTCAATGGCCCAAGTATAGCACTTGTAGCAAAAAAGTTTGGGGGTATCGATAATCGAACACGCCAGTCATCTGAATTACCAGGGCCGGTAAAGTTTACTCTTGCGGCTGCTGCTGCTGCTCCCATGCCGTCTGTGCCCGGTACGTTGATACTTCGTAATGCCGAGATCAATCCGGCAGGGTTAGATAAATTATTAAGTGCGCCGGCTAATTTGCTAGCAGTGCCCAATGCTCCTTGCAAGGCGCCGCCCGGTACTGCTAAGCCGCTGATCGACGACCCAATAGTTTTTGCAGTACTAACAAACGAACTGATCGACGAACCTATATCAAATGGACCTGGCATTAAATGGACTCCTTTGTTACTCTATTTAGTTGACAAAATTAAGTGCATAGTTTATAATATTATAAAATAGGACTACAATGAAAATAAATTATTTGAACAATAAAGATCTACTAGAAGAAATACATAAAAGCAAGAATACATTTTGTAGTTTTATTGATCCATCATTTCATCGATACGATCTTATTTTACCAAGTATTGATAAAATTAACATAAGAACTATTGCTGAAGCTAAAAGAGCGCAGGCAAAACGGCAGGGTAGCGAAGAATATCAGCGCCGTAAAGCACTTGGCGAAAAGGTTAAGCAAGCAGATACGGATGTTGATTATAAGAAAATTGCAAAGACTGACGTAGTTTTTCGGATTATGACATTTGACCATATTCCATTAAACGGTACCCGCAAGAAAAATCCAAAAAGTTTAGCAGATCATAGAGACAAAGTAAACTTCCCTCCATTTCAACATTGGAAATTTGATGATAAAGACATTCTAGTATGTGTTGGTAAATCGCACTGGAAAGGTGATCTAGAAAAAGGCAAGTTTAATAAAGATCACGGGCAAATTACAAATACGTTAGCCCGTATGTACATTAAATTATGTGAAAGATATGCTACTCGTGGCAACGTCCGAGGTTATACTTATAACGATGAAATGCGTGGACAAGCTATCCTACAGTTAACTCAAATTGGCTTACAGTTTGACGAATCAAAATCCGATAACCCGTTTGCATACTTTACTGCTGCGGTTACAAATAGTTTTGTTCGAATTATTAACTTAGAAAAACGCAATCAAAACATCCGTGATGACTTATTAGAGATCAACGGCATGAATCCAAGCTACTCAAGAACAGGTGCAGGGGAACATGCGGCGGCTGTTAAGCGAAATGAAGAAAATATCGATTGACCTGTTGTTCTAAAACAACTATAATGTAATGATGGAGAACGCATATTGAGTAATCTTTTTAAAAAAGTAGCCTGTTTCACTGACATCCACTTTGGATTAAAGTCTAACAGTTCAGTACACAACCAAGACTGCGAGGATTTTGTAGACTGGTATATTGCTAAAGCCAAGGAGGAAGGCTGTGACACTGGAATTTTTATGGGAGATTGGCATCATAATCGCAATAGTCTTAATATCACCACTATGGACTATAGCCTCAGGGCCCTGGAAAAGCTCGGTAAGGCGTTTGATCAATTTTATTTCTTTCCTGGCAATCATGATTTGTATTACAAAGACAAGCGGGATATTCACTCAGTTGAGTTTGGAAAATATATACCAGGCGTTACTGTGGTTCACAAGCCTACTACCATTGGTGATGTTACACTTTGCCCGTGGCTCATCGGAGATGAATGGAAAACTGTAGGTAATAACGGCGGCAAGTATATCTTTGGTCACTTTGAATTGCCCAGCTTCTTCATGAACGCAATGATTCAAATGCCCGATCATGGGGAAATCAATCTTGACAACTTTAAAAATTACGAAATGGGGTTTAGTGGGCATTTCCACAAGCGTCAACAACAACGCAATATGATTTATATTGGTAATGCGTTCCCTCATAACTATGCAGACAACTGGGATGACGATCGAGGTATGATGATTTTAGAATGGGGTGGGATTCCAGAATATCATTCCTGGCCGTTGCAACCCACATTTCGAACTGTAAAACTAAGTCAACTTATTGATGATGCCGATAAAATCATATTGCCACGACAGCATCTGCGTGTTAGTTTAGATATTGACATTAGTTACGAAGAAGCTAGCTTTATTAAAGAGAAGTTTATAAGCGATTACAATATTAGAGAATTAACTTTAATTCCGGAAAAGAAAGATATTGAAATTAACACAAATATTGATATTCAAGCATTTGAAAGTGTTGATCAAATCGTTAGCAATCAATTAATCAGTATTGAAAGTGATACATTCGATCCTAAAATTTTACTGAGTATCTATAATAGCCTATGATAAAAATAAAGGAATTGACCGTACGTAATTTTATGAGCGTGGGTAATCAAACCCAAGCTGTAAACTTTGGTCGTGAACAACTAACCTTAGTACTAGGTGAGA